CTTTGAAACAATTCACAGTAGATCATACACACATATCATTCGAAATATCTATGCTGATCCAAGTAAAGTCTTTGATGAGCTCTTAGATGTAAAAGAAATACTTGAATGCGGTAATGATATTGCTTATTACTATGACGATCTAATCAATAATAATAATTCAGCAACAAATAAAAAAGAGCATAAAAGATCGCTATGGATGTGTTTGCTTTCAGCGAATGCCCTAGAAGGAATACGATTTTATGTTTCCTTTGCCTGCAGTTGGGCATTTGCTGAACTTAAAAAGATGGAAGGTAATGCAAAGATTATTAAGTTTATTGCACGTGATGAAAATACTCATCTTGCAGGTACAACTGTAATGATTAAGAATCTATTAAAAGAAGATCCAGAGATAGCAAAGATCGCAAAAGAAACTGAAGAAGAAGCTATTAAATTATTCGTAAAAGTTATTGAACAAGAAAAAGAATGGGCATCATATCTTTTTAAAGATGGATCAATGATTGGTTTAAATGAAACAATTCTAAAACAATATATCGAATGGATAGGATGTAAACGAATGAGAGCATTGGGTTTACCTTGTCCTTATACAGTTCCACAAATGAATCCATTACCTTGGACAGAAAAATGGATATCTGGTGGTAGTGTTCAAGTAGCACCACAAGAAACAGAAATCAGTTCTTATGTTGTTGGTGGAGTCAAACAAGATGTATCAGAGGATACATTTAAGGGAATGAGTTTATAGTGAAAGAAGAAAAACTATTACAGATAGCTAATCTTTCACCAAGTGAGGGATGGATAGAAAGAATTGTAGATGTACATCCAATGAAACAAGTAGTTATTATGTCATTAGTTCAAATAGCAGTCTTTGGATTTATGTTATTATCATTTAAATTAATTGGGTTATTTGTATAGGTTTATAAATAATTTTTTAGGAGAAAAATATGGAAGTATTAGCATTATTATTTTTTTTATGGGCATGGGATGGAAACCTTTGGGAAGAAGTAGACTCTGAGCCAGAAGAGCCTGTAGTAGAACAATCAACACCAGTACCAGATAATGCAGTTGATGTTACACAAGTAACTCAAACAGCAGCAGTACTTACAGCAGTAGGACAAGCATTAAGTGGTACATCAACAGCAACTCAAACAGAAGCTGAAATTATTGAAGAGCTAGAAAACATGGATGATACTACAACAACAGTACCTACAACAACATCTACTGGAACATCAACTTCAACAAGTACATCAACAGGAACATAATATGATAGAGATATATGGTAAAGACCATTGTCCATATTGCGACAAAGCGATAGCACTGGCAGAAAGAATAGAAGCAGAATTTGTATATAAGAAATTAGATACCGATTTTACAAGAGAAGATCTAATGGAGAAATTTCCAACAGCAAGAACATTTCCACAAATCACTATTGATGGTGAAGCAATTGGTGGATATGATGAATTTTGGAAATGGGAAGTTAGTCAAAGAGTGTCATGATTTTAGAATGCGAATATTGCTATAACAGGATTATTATTAAACCTGATGATAGTGAGATGAAGGTTAATTTCTGTCCACATTGTGGAGAACCTACAGATGATGACCTAGATGAATTGAATTTCGATGAATAATTGGATATACAAAGGAAGAAAGTTCGAACCACCCGAAGAGTTTAATCCAGATATATGGTATGGATTTGTCTATATCATAACCAATAGAGCAACAAACAAAAAGTATGTTGGTAAAAAGTTCTTTTGGAGCAAAAAAACCCTCCCAATAACAAAAACCCGAAAAAGAAGAAAAAGACTTTTAGTCGAATCCGACTGGCGTACATACTACGGTTCAAATAAACATTTGGTAGAAGATGTCAAAACTCAAGGAGAAGATATGTTCTATAGAGAAATCCTACATCTTTGTAAATCTAAGGGCGAATGCTCATATAGAGAGACAAAAGAACAATTCGATAGGGAAGTTCTACTAACTGACGATTACTATAATGGAATTATTAATTGTCGAATTGGTGCAAATAGTGTAAAAAAGGGGTTTACAAACAATTGATTTTGTGGTATAATAATACTCTATTATGGCAAAAATACTAAAGTTTCCGTCAAAACAAGATCTCGAAAAGCGTGAGATTTTAAAAGAATATGAGGAAGAATCTAAAACCCTAAATCAATACAGTGATGAATGTGTAGAAGCTTCCCATTTTCTATTAGAAGTATTGGAAGAATTTATCAATACAGGTGAGGTATCCCAAAACTTTATGGATATGAACTTTAGAGATGAAACAATTCAAGAGTCAAGAGATATGTTTGTAATTGTAAATATGGTTAACGCAATGTTCAATCGATATTATGGTATACCCCATGCTTTACATAGGGAAATGGATAGGTGCTATACTAAGATCAAACTTTTAGCAAATCAAAACGAAGAAGCCAGAAACGAACTCGATGTAATATTTGAGCCAGAAAACAGTGAATTTGAATTCACATTTACCCCAGAGGAACCAGAAGATAATGATACTGATTGACTATAATCAAATTGCACTTTCTAACATTTTTATGCAAAAATTAGGAGAAGAAAGTCTTATAAGGCATATGATCTTAAATAGTATTAGAATGTATAACAAAAAATACCGAGCCGAATATGGTCAAATGGTTATATGTTGTGATGGATTTAATACTTGGAGAAAGCAATACTACCCAGAGTACAAAGCAAGTCGTAAAAAGAACAGAGATAATTCAGATATGGATTGGGTGGAAATATTTAGGGTATTGCATATGGTCAGAGATGAGATCAAAGAAAATTTACCATATAAAGTAGTTCATCAAGATGGTGTAGAAGCAGATGATATCATAGCAACACTAGTAGAAAGAACACAGGAATTTGGTATGGATGAACCAGTTATGATTATATCATCTGATAAAGATTTTATACAACTACAGAAATACAGAAATGTCAAACAGTTTAGTCCGATACAAAAGAAAATGGTAACGGATGATAATCCAAGAACTTATTTGTTTAATCATATTATGCGTGGTGATGATGGAGATAGTATACCAAATGTCTTATCCGATGATGATACATTTATTAATGAGGATAAATCCCAAACACCACTATGGCAAAAGAAGATAGATTCATGGCTAGAACAATCTGATAACCTAAGAGAGATTATGGATGAAACAACATATAGGAATTATCAGAGAAATAAAACTTTAATAGATCTAGATGAAATCCCAGATACTATAAAAGAAAATATTATAAATACTTTTGATAACCAAAAGCCTGCCATGAAAATGAAGGTTTTAAATTATTTAGTTAAAAAAAGATGTACAAACTTGATTGAAGTAGCGGAGGAATTTTACAATGGCTAAAAAATTAATATCAGAAATCTTATCAGAAGCTTCAAAAATTGAAGAAAGATCTGGAAGAGTCGAATTTCTAAAAAAACATGATTGTCCAGCATTGAGGGATATACTAAGAATTAACTTTGATGATGATATCGTAAGTGCTTTACCTTCTGGAGAACCACCTTATAGAAAAGATGATGCTCCAAAAGGATACGAGTACAAAAGTCTACACAGAGAATTTAAACAACTTGGAAGGTTTTTCAAAGGACCTCTTGCTAGACAAGTATCTGATCTAAAAAGGGAATCTATGTTTATCAGTTTATTAGAATCCTTAAATGTTGAAGAAGCAGAATTATTAGTTCTATCTAAGGATAAGCAATTAAAATATAGGGGCATTACTAAGAAATTAGTTAGTGATGTGTGGCCAAACTTGATAAAAAAATAAAGGAGGAAAGACGGTTTATATTATGATAGTCAATTTATTAACAATGGAGAATTGCCAATGGTTATACAGATTGAACGCCTTAAAAAAGACCAAAGAGAGGCATTATACTATCAGAGGAGACTCAAAAAAAGAGGTAAAGATATTCTAGCATACAAAATGCAGAAAAAAATAGAATACCTTAGCCAACAGATAAAAGATATAAATCAATTAGGAGGTTAATTCGGGCTAGGCCCGAACAGGGCCTAGACATTTTACATTATGACAAAATTTGACCCAAAAGAAATACAAAACTCTAAAAGAATCTATAAGTCTGCTACGCCCAAGCAAGATTTATCTTGGTATGTTAAATGGGTATCTTCTATATTCCTTTTAATGGGAATATCAGTAAGAGGCGTAGAAGGATTTCATGCATTTGATCTAATTTGTTCCCTAGTAGGAATTGCTGGATGGTTAGTAGTTGGACTATTATGGAAAGATCGAGCTTTGATTATTTTAAATGGAGTAGGACTTGCTTTATTAATTAGAACCGTATTTGAAACTATATTATGAATATTTTTATTTTAGATAATGACCCAGTTATAGCAGCTCAAATGCTATGCGACAAACACGTTCCAAAAATGATTTTGGAATCAGCACAAATGCTATCAACAGCTCACAGAATGCTAGATGGTATTCCTGAGAAAAGACCCTCTAAATCAGGAAAAACAATGCAACAGTATTATGCATTTGGGGACGAAAGAGATGATCTTTACTATCTTGCTGTTCACAAATATCATCCTTGTACTGTTTGGACTATGGCTAGTAAAGATAACTATTATTGGCACTATGAGCATTTTCTAGCTATGGCATTAGAATACAAATATAGAAGACATAAAGAACATGCTACATACCTTAAACTTGGTAAGATTCTAAACCAACCCCCAAAAAATATACCAGATATTGGACTTACAGAATTTGCTCAAGCAATGAATCACTACCCTCAGTGTAAGGTAGAAGGAGATGCTGTTCAGGCATACCGCAATTATTACCATGAAGCAAAACCTTTTGCTAAATGGGAATGGGGAAGAACAGCACCAGACTGGTGGAAAGGATACCAAGGTGCGGTATAAATTTCACGAACATCGATATACCTTTAAGGGTAATTTCTCTTATGCTGCAGATTGTATAAGACATTCCCTTGATATGATGGGTCATGAAGAAGATAATGAAAGCCCAGAATTACATGTTTACAATCACACATGCAGAGATTTAGAACCTGATATGCCAGAGAATTCTATTATATTTAAACCAACTGCACCAACAAGTAAACACTTCCAAATATGTAGAGAAGGATATGCAAATAGTTCTGAGATAACTTTTGAAGAACCTTTTCAATATGAATATCGCAAATATGATAATATTGAATGGAATGAAATTAATGACCTAATAGAAAGGCGTGCAAACAAATGGGACGATTCCATTATGTTAAAATGGCCAGATGCAAAAAATGTAAAAAAAGATCATATACTTATTATTGGTCAAATGCCCGAAGATGAAACAGTCATGGGGTTTGGATTTGGTGATCATTGGAAAAAAATGTGCATGATTATTGATAAGTTAGAAGATCGTGATAATCTAGTTATTAAACTACATCCGAGAATACGTAAAGCAAGTCATAGAATAAAGGATATAAATAAATACATAGAAGAATGGAAAGGTAAAGGTCATCAGGTGTTTAGCAATTACGAATCCATACACAGTATATTACCTTATACTAAAGTAGCTATTACAGAAAATAGTACAGCAGGTATTGAATGCATGATGCATGACGTACCAATTATTTCTTATGGATATCCAGATTACCATTGGATAACAAATGATCTAAGAATACTAACAAAACTTCGTAATTCTGTAGATGATCTTACCTGGTTTAACAAAGAAAAGAGCCGAAGATTCTTATGCTGGTATGTTTTTGATTACTTATGTTATGATATACCAACAACAATGAGAAGATTGGAGGAGATATTATAATGCCATTGTACGATTTTGAAAACAAAAAGACAGGTGAGATAGAAGAACACATGGTCAAACTCGCAGATTATGATCAATTCTTAATAGATAATCCGGACCTAAAAAGAATAATAAGTCCGGTAGGAATTGATTTTGATGGAAGTAAATCAATGCTACAAAGAGCAGGTGATGGATGGAAAGAAGTACAATCAAGGATAAAAAGTGGATTGCCTCCTAGGCTCAGAGATAATATCAAAACAAAATAGGAGTACTATGAAAATAATACATAAAGACTTTCACAAGATGATGAAAAGTAATAGAATTCAAAACGTGATTAAAAAATTTATACCAAAAGATAATGAAAAAAGAAGAACTGATAGAGCTAATAAAAAACTTACCGACTGAAGATACAACAGGAGAGATGGTTGGAATATTTATTGGAAGACATGGTGAGATTATCTCCACTAATTCTATTAGGATTGACATGGATGGCGGTAGAGTTATATTGGTTCAAGAGGGATCGGGACAATCGAAAATAAACCAAAACAATTGGGAAAAGGAATTAGAATTTTTACGTAATGCAAAAGCCAAGTAGGCTCAGACAAGAGCATCTAACAAAATTAAACCCTCTCACTGGAAATCAGGAGAGGGTTTTTAAATCATTTAAAGAAAACAATCATCTTGTACTCAGCGGTTCAGCTGGTACTGGTAAAACTTTTCTTTCTCTTTATCTTGGATTAGATGCGGTATTACAAAAACAATTTGAAAAAGTTGTCATTGTAAGATCAGCATTACCAACAAGAGATATGGGATTTCTTCCTGGAGAAAAAAAGGAAAAGGAAGCAGCATACTTAGATCCGTATATATCAATCGTGAATGAACTCTTTCGAGATAAGGAAGGGTGGAAAAAGATGGTTCAATTTAATCACATAGAATTTCTTACTACATCTTTTATAAGAGGATTAACACTAACAGATTCTGTAGTAATAGTAGATGAAGCACAAAATTGTAACTTCCATGAATTGTGTAGTATTATAACAAGGATTGGTAATAATTGTAGATTTATATTATGTGGAGATTATTACCAATCAGACTTTACAAGAAACAATGACAAAGAAGGATTTCATTCTTTTATTAATATTCTTAATAATATGAAATACTTTGACCACATAGAGTTTCAGTGGAGTGATATTGTGAGAAGTGGTTTAGTTAGAGACTTTATTATGACTAAAGAAATGTTAGAGAAAGGAAAATGAAATTTATACATGAAAGAGTTGATCTAGGATATGAAGATTTAGATTCAGAAACAACTAAAAGTGGTAGGCGATATGTAGATAAAGAAGGAAATTCGTATCCTTCTATTACTACTGTATTGAAGATACTATCAATTGATGCTATCAAGGCATGGAGAGCTAGAGTTGGGGAAGAAGAAGCTAATAAAATATCTACTCAAGCATCTAGTCGTGGTACCAAAATACACAATATAATAGAGAAATATATACAAAATGACCCAGAATATCTAGATGGGGAAATGCCACATAATATACAAACTTTTAAAGATATCCAACCAATTATAGATGAAAGCCTAAACAAGGTATATCTACAGGAAGCACCTCTATATTCTAAGCATCTTGGTGTTGCAGGAAGAGTAGATTTAGTTGGTCAATGGAATGGAATAGATTCAATAGTAGACTGGAAGACCTCTCGTAAGTTTAAAAAGAAAGAATGGATTAGTTCTTATTTTATGCAATGTGCAGCTTATGCTATTATGTGGGAAGAAAGAACAGGTCAACCAATTAAGCAAATAGTGGTATGCATAGCGGGAGATAATGGTCCTCAGGTCTTTATTGAAGACAGAGATAATTGGACTGAAGATCTAATAAATACAATATCAGAATACAACAGGAGATATAATGGCAAATAACTATAGAGGAAGAATAATAGAAACCCTACAATCACATGCTCAAGCACATGTAGATAAGCATTTAATGAATGCTGAAGTTTTAATTGGATCCCATGTAGGAGTTGCAGAGCATCCAGATATTATAGAAACCATTGAAAAAGAGTTGAAAATGGCTGCAGAATATCAAGATGTTTTGGATATGATCCCACATTTAAAAAAATAAATAGCATAAATAGGTTTACAAACTACTAATTTTGTGGTATAATACCTATTATGTTAAACTTCAATCAATACATTACAGAGTCCAAAGGGTTAACGATATTTGATATCGATGACACTATGTTCAAGTCTAAGGCTAGAGTAATAGTAAAGAGCAAATCTGGAAAAAGAAAAGCTTTATCTCCACAGGATTTTAATAGCTATAAGCTAGGTAAAGATGAAGAGTTTGACTTTGGAGAGTTTAAATCCTCTCAGATATTTTATCAAACAGCAACACCTATTGCAAAGATGGTAGCTAAAGCTAAAGCTATTATTAAAAATGCAACAAAGGCAGGTTCAAAAGTTATTATAGTAACTGCAAGATCTGATATGGATGATAAAGATCTTTTCTTAAAAACATTTGAAGCTCATGGTATACCAATGAAAAATGTATATGTTGAAAGAGCTGGGAATATGGGTGGTAAAAATAGTGCAGCTTCAAAACAAATTATATTTAAGAAATATTTAGATACAGGGGAATATTCGAGAATAAGACTTTTTGATGATCATAAAGAGAATTTAGATGCTTTATTAGATCTAC